ATGAAAGGAATATTATACAATGTGTTATTTTCAACAATTCCATTTATTGTTATTGCTTTATTTTCAATGTGTTATTTAGAGTTTTTCCCTAATCACTTTGGTAAGCTAACATTGGTAACAATAGTGATTGTATTTTTCGTATCATGTAAAATGATGCCTAATAAATATATTTAAAAATTTCACACAGCCTCAGCCGAGTCTGTCCATAATTCTGTGTAACCGCCACTGTATTAAAGGTGATCGCTCAGGCGGTCACCAAACTCGATAATAAAACAACTCATTGCCAACCGCCAGTTCTGTATTGGCATACTCCATTTTTTCGAAACATCCCGGATAGCCAGATAAATAACCTTCCGCACCGAGTCGTCCGTTGGGAATACTTTGCGTTTCTTTATCGCCTGCCGGATCACACTGTTCAGTGACTCAATGGCATTCGTGGTGTAGATGGCCTTGCGGATATCGGGCAGATAGCCGAAGAATGTATTGAGATTTTCCCAGTGCGTACGCCAACTTTTGCTAATTTGCGGGTATTTGTCGTCCCAGGCCTCCGCAAACTTATCCAGCGCCATCAGCGTGTCGGAGCCTGATACACCATTTTCAAACCGCTGGTGACGGCTTTATAGTCCTTCCATGACACATATTTCAGGCTGTTGCGTACCATATGGATGATGCAGAGCTGGATATGCGTCTGCGGATAAACGCTGTTTATCGCATCCGGGAAGCCTTTCAGACCGTCCACACAAGCAATCAGGATATCCTGCAGCCCCCGGTTTTTAAGCTCTGTCAGCACACTTAGCCAGAATTTCGCGCCTTCGTTTTCGGCCAGCCACATGCCCAATAGCTCCTTTTGGCCTTCGGTATTAATGCCCAACGCGAGGAACACGGCTTTGTTAATTACACTGCCGTTGTGACGAACTTTTACCACAATGCAATCAAGATAAACAATGGGGTACAGCGCATCCAGAGGGCGATTTTGCCACTCAGTGACCTGCTCTTTGACCGCATCGGTGACTTTAGATATCAATGTGGGCGACACGTCAGCGTCGTACATCTCCTTGAAGGTGGCGACGATTTCCCGCGTGGTCATGCCTTTGGCGTACAGGGATAAAATCTGGCTGTCCATCTGCGTGATGCGCGTCTGGTTTTTCTTTATTAGCTTAGGCTCGAAGGTGTTTTCACTGTCACGGGGCGTGCTGAGTTCAATCTCGCCATCGTCGCACAGCAACGTTTTAGACGAGTAACCATTGCGAGTATTTGAGCCTGTTTTGGGGGTATTTTTCTCGTGCCCGAGGTGTTCGGTAAGCTCTGCATTTAACGCTGTTTCGACGGTAAGCTTTGTCAGCATACGAGAAAATGCATTAAGGTCGGCTTCGGTTTTAAGACCTTTAGCCAGTTCAGCCGCAAGTGCTTTAAGTTTCTTTTCGTCCATAATTTGCCTGTCTCCGTTGTTGGAGTGAAGATATCAAAAACAGGCAATTACACAATCTTGTTTACAGTCTCGATAAATATTTCCTTCCCACTCGTTATTGCGCTTTTTCCTGTTGTCCGTTCAATAAAAGTTTTAAGTCTGTTGTAGTTATTATTTAGATACATGCACTGATTCAACTGATTATTTCTTCGAAATCCATCCATTACGGTATTTAAATTTTCTTCCGTAAGTTTTTTGATGCTCTTATTCATACGATTGAATCGATGTTTGGCTTCATCAAAACTCTGAGATGCTATAAATGTAGAAATTAGTGCTTGTTGTATTCTTGATGCTTTACCAATGCTTTCAGCTAAGAGCATATTTAACAACTCGGCATTATGCGTAGGATTATCGAGGCTCCCTTTAACCGCTTGTAAATGACTGATAAAACCAGCGGGATCGACCTTGCCAACTTTTAGGGTTACAACTGGTTTATTTGCACCGAGAGCATAGCCAACCTCTTGGCACGTCCAGATACTGTCATTGAAATCATCCGTTAGTAAAACCAGCATCACTTCCATTGTTTTCAGCCCGTTAACGATCTCATTTCTCCACTCTTTGAGTGGTTCGATAGTCTCATGGGCAACAAAACAACTGAAGCCGTACTCCTCTAAGGAGTTAGCTAATTCTTGTGCTTCACGCTTATATTTGTCTCTATGGCTAATAAAAACTCGAATTAAATTTGGCTTCCAGATGGATAACTCATCAGGATTCAGCACCTCGTTGACTATTTCATTGATACTGATAGCTTGTTGATATTCAGGATCTATCTCAGAATTCAGTTCTAATGCAACTTCACCTATCCATTCATCATACACAGATCTTGTCAAAATATTGAGGTCGTTTTTAATTAAATTTGTATATGCTTCCTGTTTAGAAATATGTATATCTATCAATATCTCCATTGGCAAGAAAAGACAGATATCATGACCAACAGCATCATAATTATGATCTGTATGGTAATCTTCGCGAACAAATACTTTTGCATGGCTAAGAACTTTATAAATAACAGGTTCACTTTCCTTATATTGTTCCCGAATTCTTTGTAAGTATCCGGGAACCTTTGGGGGGATGCAGCTTGCCATAATGTCCCTCTTAGTGGCTTCTTTGAGTGAGCTTTGATTGGTTATTGAAAATAACGCCTAATAAATCACAGCATCCCATGTGTTTTAGCATAATCGCGCAGTGCCTCATTCATTTTGGTTTGCCATCCATCACCCTGCGCCCGATAGGCGTCCACCACATCGTGATCAATCCGTAGCTTAACCGGTTCTTTCGGGTTTGCCAGTTTTGGCCGGCCACGGGTTTTTATCACCTTTTCTGCGCCCTCTTTACCAAACAACTCGGTAAACACCTCTGTGGCAGGACGTGCGCGGGCAAACTCTGCCTCGCCCCACTCGGGGTTATCTGTCATGGTGACTTTACTGATTCTTTTGTTCATATCGCTTTACCTCACGGGAATTGGCCTTACGCAGGCTGATAACATGCACCTTGCCGTTACGTGGTGTGAATACCAACATATGTAACCGCTCTTCAATGTAGCCCAGTGCCTGGAAGCGCCGCTCTGGATATTCCTTACGGAGATCCTCAACAATTAGCGCTGTAGCAACTTCGAAATCACGCGCCATCTCAAAGGACAGTTTACGTTCAGCAATATTTTTTTCGTTTTTGATTGGGTCGTAAGATATGTCCATGAAATTAATGTACCCCCAATAAATACATTAATGCAAGAGATATTAGCATTCATACTTTATTTCATTTCCTTTGTGCCATCCCTCACACAAAACCCATCACATGCCGCGCGCGCCCGTAGGCGGCACACTGGCCGTATGAATATCCTTATTGCTGGCCTTAAACGCCTGTTGGCTAACATTATCCGTATTGGCATCGTCTCAGACGTTGATCTTGCTAACGGATTATGCCGGGTCAAAATGGGCAACCTGGAAACCGATTGGCTTAATTGGTTAACCCTGCGCGCCGGGCGGGTGCGTTTTTGGTCTGCGCCATCGCTGGGTGAGCAAGTCATGGTGATCAGTATCGGCGGCGTGCAGCGTGGTGGCGATTGGACTGAGGGGGTTAAATGACCAGCGATAAATATAGCGGCATGAACCGCAACAGCGGCTTGAACATCGACGATATTGATCATATTCGCCAGTCAATCAGTGACATTCTGGCCACACCACAAGGCACGCGGGTGATGCGCCGCGATTATGGCTCACTGTTATCAACCTTGATCGACCAGCCGCAAAATCCCGCCCTACGTCTAAAAATGATGGCCGCTGTTTATGGCGCTGTGATGCGTTGGGAGCCGCGCGTTACGCTGGCAGTGGAGATATCACCGGGGCGGTGTAGGGGGTGGAAATTTTTGGGGATTTATTAACAATAAAATCGCGGGTGTGCTGCCGCTGTTTGGTAAACGTCACTTTTCTGGTTCGGATTATATCCGTATTCCAGACGTGCCGGGCGGGCTGATTGTGCAATGGATGACTGGCCCTGTTTCTGCCGGCGAAAATATCGCTTACCCTGAACTGGCTTTCCCCACCGCCTTTCCTGTTGCGTGTCTAATGGCATTCACGGCCACTCAGGGGAATGACACAATACAAGCCGATGTGATGTTTCAAACATCGCGTTGGAATAACAGCACGGTAAAGGTGTTCCCGCAATGGTTTGGCACTGCACAGCAAAACCTGTGCTATCCACTTATTTTCGCCATTGGCTATTAAGGATAAAAAACATGATCTATTTTTCTGCTACAACGGGCGGTTTTTATCCGCAGGAATGGAAAGAAGAATATCTGGCAACAGGTAGCTGGCCTGATGATGCACTATTGCTCACGAAAAAAGAACAAACGAAATATTGGAAACACGTTCCAGCCACGGGGAAAATGTTAGGGGTTATGAAAGGCCGTCCGGTCTGGCTGGATATTCCGCCGTTACCTGCGCCTCACGGCGATACCCTCGCCGCACTTGCCCGCCGTCATCGCGATGCTTTTATCAAAACCACGGATTCAATTACTGTAATTGATTATTCAATTGATGATAGCCCGCTAACTGATACTCAACGTGCCGAGCTAACCGCTACCCGCGCCGCCTATCGCGCATGGCCCACGGTTGAAAACTGGCCACAGGTTGAATTGCCGGAACTGCCGCAATGGCTTTTGATCGAGGCAGTAAATCAGGGGTATTGCATTCCCAACTGGCCTCCGCTGTCAGCCTGATATTTCAACTTAGCCCCGATTGCGGGGCTTTTTCGTTGTACCAACCACCACACATCCCCTATCAGATGCCCTTCGCACGGTAAGTCGTCACCATACTCTCTACCCTCAACCAACAGAGAGTTAATCCATGAGTGATTATCATCACGGCGCGCGCGTCATCGAAATCAACGACGGTACTCGCGTTATTTCCACTGTTTCCACCGCCATTATCGGCATGGTCTGCACCAGCGATGATGCCGACGCGGCAACATTCCCCCTTAACACCCCGGTACTGATTACCAACGTACTGGCCGCCGCCGGTAAAGCCGGTAAAAAAGGCACACTGGCCGCATCATTGCTGGCGATTGCGGAGCAGGCCCGCCCGGTCACCATTGTCGTTCGCGTGGCTACAGGTAAAGATGAGGCTGAGACTACCTCCAATATTATTGGTGGTGCTGACGAGAGCGGCCGCTATACAGGCATGAAAGCGTTGTTAGATGCGCAGTCTGTTACTGGTGTCCGCCCGCGCATTCTCGGCGTACCGGGGCTGGATAATCTGGAGGTCTCAACCGCACTGGCGGGTATCTGTCAGCAATTACGGGCCTTTGGTTATATCAGCGCCTATGGTTGCAAAACCATTTCAGAAGCGATGTTGTACCGTGACAATTTCAGTCAACGCGAGTTGATGCTGATTTGGCCGGACTTCCTGAGCTGGAACACCACGGCCAACAGCACCGACATTGCTTATGCCACTGCCCGCGCCCTTGGCCTGCGCGCCAAGATTGACCAAGAGACGGGATGGCATAAAACCCTGTCTAACGTCGGCGTGAATGGCGTGACCGGTATCTCTGCCAGCGTCTACTGGGATTTACAGACCGTTGGCACTGATGCAGACCTGCTCAACCAAGCCTGTGTAACCACCCTTGTGCGCAAAGACGGTTTCAAGTTTTGGGGGTCGCGTACCTGCTCCGATGATCCACTGTTCGCTTTTGAGAACTACACCCGCACCGCACAAATTCTGGCTGACACCATGGCCGAGGCGCAATTGTGGGCGATTGACCGCCCGATGCACCCGACACTGGTTAAAGACATGATTGGCAGCATCAACGCCAAGTTCCGCGAAATGAAATCCGCCGGGCTGATTATTGACGGTACTTGCTGGTATGACGACAGCGCCAACGATAAAGACACCCTAAAAGCGGGCAAACTGTTTATTGATTACGACTACACCCCAGTGCCACCACTGGAAGATTTAACTCTTCGCCAGCGTATCACCGATAAATATCTGGTGAACTTTGCCGCTGCCGTCAACAGCTAAGGAAACCTGAACTATGGCACTGCCACGTAAGCTGAAACTGATGAACCTGTTTAACGATGGCCGGGATTACATGGGGATCGTCTCCTCCATCACCCTGCCGAAACTGACCCGCAAACTGGAGAACTACCGGGGCGGCGGGATGAATGGCGCAGCGCCGATTGATTTGGGGCTGGATGATGACGCGCTGGCGATGGAGTGGGCAATGGGTGGCCTTGACGAGTTTGTGTTGCAGCAATGGGGCGCACCCAAAGTTGACGCGGTTCCGTTGCGTTTTTCTGGCGCTTACCAGCGTGATGATACTGGCGAAGTCACAGCGGTAGAGGTCGAGATCCGTGGCCGCCATAAAGAGATTGATGGCGGTGAGTCCAAGCAAGGGGAAGACACTGAAACCAAGGTGTCCACACAATGCACTTATTACAAGCTGACCATTGATGGCAAAGTCGTGATGGAGATTGACGTGGTTAACCTGATCGAAATCGTTAACGGCGTAGACCTGCTCGAAGCCCAACGCAAGGCCATTGGCCGCTAACCCGACGGCCAGCACTCCGCTGGTCCTCCCTGACTGAACTGGAAAAAAACATGAAAAAAATCACGGATACCCCCGCACAGACCATTGAAATTAACGAGAACATTGTGGTACTGGAAACGCCGATTAAACGGGGTGAAACCCTGATAACTGAAATTGAAGTCATTCGCCCCAATGCCGGTACCCTGCGCGGGGTGCGTCTTGCTGATGTGGCCAACTCTGATGTGGATGCGCTGATGGTTGTCTTGCCGCGCATCACTTACCCCTCACTGACCACGGCAGAATGTGGCCGTTTAGAACTGCCGGATTTAGTGGCGCTGGCCGGTAGGGTGATCGGTTTTTTGTCGCCGAAACAGGCGGAGTAACCTTCGATCCGAAACTGGAAGTTGACGACCTGATGGCGGATATTGCTGCCATCTTTCACTGGCCGCCCTCGGAGTGTTGGGGGATGTACCTCACCGAGCTGGTGCGCTGGCGTCATAAAGCCCTGTTACGCAGTGGAGCCGTAAACAATGAGTAGGAGCTTACAGTTACAGGTATTGCTCAGGGCGGTTGATCAGGCCACCCGTCCGTTTAAAGCGGTACAGGCGGCCAGCAAAGCGCTGTCCGGGGATATTCGTACCACTCAAGGCAGCATTAAAGCGCTGGAAGCTCAATCCGCTAAAATTGATGGCTTTCGTAAGGCCAGTGCTCAACTGGCCGTGACCGGGCAGGCGCTGAAAAAAGCCAAAGAAAATGCGGCGGCGCTGGCGATCCAGTTGAGAAACACCGCAAACCCTACCGCACAGCAAACACGGTTAATGGAGGGGGCCAAGCGCGCGGCCTCTGACCTGCAAACCAAATACAACGGCTTGCGTCAGTCGGTGCAACGCCAGCGTGACACCCTCAATGCCAGCGGTATTTCAACCCGAAACCTGAGCAGTGAACAGCGCCGGTTACGCAGTAGTGCAGCCGAAGCCACCGCCGCCCTGAGCCGTCAGCGGCAGGAGCTGCAACGTCTGAGCCAGCGACAGGAACGGCTTAACCGTATCAGCGCACGTTACCAGCGCGGCCGGGCTGCTGCCGGGGCGGTACGCAATGCCAGCGCGGTCAGTGTGGGGGTTGCCACTGCCGGGTTGTACGGAGCCGCTAGACTGATCGCGCCCGGCGTTGAGTTCGACAGCCAGATGTCTGGTACTCAGGCTATTTTAGGTCTGGATAAAAAAGACGCAAAACTGGCGGCCATTCGCCAGCAAGCGCGAGATATCGGCGGGTCAACCGCGTTTTCCCCAACTGACGTGGCACGAACCCAAGACACGCTGGCCCGTTCCGGTTATGACGCTGACGCCATTCTGGCCGCCACTGCGCCAACAGTAAATCTGTCGCTGGCCTCCGGTCTTGATATTGCCGAAGCGGCCGACATTGTGACCAATATGCAATCGGCCTTTAACCTGCCCCTCGACCAGATACAGCGCGTGTCTGACGTGATGGCGAAAGGCTTTACCAGTTCGAACACCAACCTGTCAGAACTGGGTGAGGCCATGAAATATGTGGCACCAATTGCCGAGGCGGCCGGAGCCAGTATTGAAGATACTACCGCGCTGCTTGGGGTGCTGGCCGATAATGGCATTAAAGGCAGTATGGCCGGGACCAGTACCAGTGCGGTATTTAGCCGATTGCAGGCCCCGCGCGGCGTGGCACCGGTGGCACTGCGTGAATTGGGTATCACCACTCGCGACAGCAAAGGCAACATGTTGCCGGTAGAGAAAATACTCAAAGATATCAGTCAGTCATTTAAAAAGAACAAGTTAGGCACTGCGCAGCAAGCCGAATACCTGAAAGTTATTTTTGGTGAGGAGGCGATGAAAGGCGCAGTGAAACTGGTGGCTGCTGCCGGTAATGGCAAGCTGGCCGAGAAGAAAGGCAAGCTGGTACAGGCCGAGGGGACAGCCGAAGCAATTGCTGCTGTCAAAATGGATAACCTTGACGGTGACTTGAAAAACCTGACGTCGGCATGGGAAGACTTGCGTATTGAAGTCTTTGAAACGCAAGATTCCGCTCTGCGTAAACTGACCGTCACCGCAACCGGCTGGCTGATTAAGGCCGCTGACTGGGCAAAGAAAAACCCGGAGCTGGTCGCGACTCTCACCAAAGTGACCGGTGCGGCGCTGGCATTGATCGGCGGGCTGGGTGCGTTGGGGCTGATTGCATGGCCGGTCATGACCGGGTTTAACCTGCTACTGGCCGGGGCCGGGTTGTTGAGTACCGGTTTTTCTCTGATGGCCGGAACTATTGCCGCCGCGCTCACGGCGCTAACATGGCCGATAGTGGCGGTGGTCGCGGCCATTGTTGCTGGCGCGCTGCTTATCCGTAAATACTGGGAGCCTATCAGCGCCTTTATTGCTGGTGTGGCTGAGGGGTTTATGGCCGCAATGGGGCCGGTCAGTGCTGCTTTTGAACCGCTTAAACCGGTATTCGCGTGGTTTAGTGACAAGGTGAAGCAACTGGCGAACTGGTTCGCTGACCTGATCCGGCCAGTAAAAGCCACACAGGAAACATTAGACCGGGCGACCAACGCAGGTAAAGTCTTTGGTGAGGGGCTGGCGGCGGCGCTCTGTCTGCCGATGAATGCGCTAAATACCTTGCGCGCTGGCATTGACTGGGTGCTGGAAAAACTTGGCATTATCGATACTAAGTCGAACGATCTGGCCGACAAAATCCCAGATGAGCCGCGCTACGGTTACGGCTATGGGACGAGTGGTTGGTCTGGCGGCTACCAACCCGTCACCGCCAATACAGGTACCACCATTGTCGATAGCAGTGTGACCACCAATGACATCAATATCAACATTCCACCGGGCATGAGCCGACAGGATGCTGAAAAAATGATGACGGATGCCCTTGCCAAAAATGAACGCGACAAACGCGCCCGCCAACGCGGCCAGATGGAGAATGATTAATGATGCTATCACTGGGTTTATTTGTGTTTATGCTGCAAACCACGCCTTATCAAAGCATGAGCCGCAATATTGATTACCGCTGGCCGACCAACAGCCGGGTGGGCCTGCGTCCGTCCGCGCAATTTTTGGGGGTTGAGGGGGAAAAAATCACGTTATCCGGGGTGCTGTTACCGGAACTCACCGGCGGATGTCTTTCATTGCTGGCGCTGGAAATGATGGCTGACCAGGGCAAGGCATGGTCGTTGATTGAGGGCCGCGGCATGATTTACGGTATGTTTGTGGTTGAGAGTTTAAGCCAGACTCGCAGTCTGTTTTTTGCTGATGGCAGCGCCCGGCGCATTGAGTTCACCCTCAATCTGCTGCGGGTTGATGAGTCGTTAACGGCCATGTTTGGCGATCTACAACAACAGGCAGACGAATTACTGGGTAAAGCGACGGCAATGACGGGCAAAGCACAGGCGGCAATCGGAGGGTTATTCTCATGATGACCGGCATTTCACTCCCGGCCGGGGCGGGTATGGCCCCGGACTTTATGTTGAATATTAACGCGAAAGATATCACCCAGAATATTCGTGATCGGCTGTTGTCCCTGAGCCTGACCGATAACCGGGGCTTTGAAGCTGACCAGCTTGATATTGAACTGGACGACGCTGACAGCCAGCTTGCCATGCCGGAACGGGGCGCAGTGCTGTCAGTATTCTTGGGCTGGAAAGGTTCGGCGCTGATAGGTAAGGGTGATTTTATCGTGGATGAGGTCGAGCATCACGGCGCGCCAGATACGCTGACCATTCGCGCCCGCAGTGCGGACTTTCGGGGGTCGCTTAATGCGCGGCGTGAAGTCTCTTATCATGAGACAACACTGGGTAAAGTGGTGGCGCAAGTGGCGGAGCGTAACAACCTGAAAGCTATGCTGGCTGATGGTCTGGCGGATATCGCTATCTCTCATATCGACCAGACGCAAGAAACTGACGCCAAGTTTATCACCCGGTTAGCCTCGCTTAATGGCGCGGTAGCCGCCGTCAAAGCCGGGCGATTGTTGTTTATCAAGCCGGGGAGTACTGTCACGGCCAGCGGTAAACCCATTCCACAAATGACGATCACCCGGCACGATGGTGACCAGCACAGCTTTAGTATTGCTGACCGGGGCGCGTATACCGGCGTGAGTGCCAGTTGGTTGCACACCAAAGACCCCAAACCGGTAAAGCCGAAAAAGGTTAAGTTGCAGCGCAAGCCGAAATTTAAGCAACTCCGCGCACTGGAGCACCCCAAGGTCGCGCCGACCCGTGCCAAGGCGGTTAAAGAAGTCAAGCCGGTGGAGGAGAAGCAAGGGGATTATCTTGTGGGGGCGGAGGATAACGTGTTTGCCATTACCACCATTTACGCCACGCAAAAAGCCGCGATGCGCGCCGCCCAGTCCAAGTGGGAGAAGTTACAGCGCGGTGTGGCGGAGTTCTCTATCACATTAGCCATGGGGCGTGCTGATTTATTTCCTGAAACCCCTGTTGCGGTCAATGGCTTCAAATCAGTGATAGACCAACAGAGCTGGGTAATCAGCAAGGTAGCGCACAGCCTGAGCAACAGCGGCTACACCACTCAATTATCTCTCGAAGTGTTGCTGTCTGATGTGACTTATGAGGCCGAGTGATTTCACAATAAGTGAATTTAAATTCATTAGGTTCACATAAAGCTAATTTTTAAACGTTTGGAATGCTATCATATTTGCATCAGCAGAGAGAGGAGGGGACACCGATATGATGCATTGCCCGCTTTGTAGAACCGCTGCGCATGCTCGGTCTAGCCGTTACCTGAGTGAGAAGACGAAAGAACGTTATCACCAGTGCCAAAATATAAACTGCAGTTGTACTTTCGCCACGCACGAAACAGTAGACCGGATCATTGTATCGCCGGGGGAAACCAAACCAGCTCCACCACATCCAAGTCGAACTCTTCAAGGCGCACTTTGGTTGTAAAGCAGTAACATTGTTGACGTGGATATCTGAGTGGGGCTATATTCTTCCACATAACCGAAGAATCGGTTGTCGGGATTGCAACCCCGCTGAATGAAACCACGTCAATATACACGCCGTGGGCGTGTTTTTTTATTGGCAAGTCTAGTCACATCTCAATGGTGGGCTGGATAGGGCTACCGAAAGGTAGGCTGGGTGGTTTCTCCAGTTGTTGCAACCCTGTTCAGTTCACCACCAGTGAGATTGCAACCTCTAGGTGGTGAGTTCTAAAAGAAACCATTGGAGGTCACTATGACCACTCAAGTATCTGTATTAACCCTTCCAGCTATCAATCATAACAACCTTTCCGTTATTTCCACCGAAATGCTGGCGCAACTGTATGGCGCTGAGGTAAAGAACATTCAGAACAATTATCTTCGCAATGAGGGGCGTTTCATCGCAGGTAAGCACTATTTCAAGCTGGAAGGGGCTGAATTAAAAGAATTTAAGAGCAAACCCTCTTTAAGAGGGTTAGTCGCAAATCGCGCTAAACATCTCATCCTCTGGACAGAACGCGGAGCAGCCCGTCATGCGAAGATGCTTGAAACAGATAAGGCATGGGAAGTATTTGAAAAGTTGGAGGATTGTTACTTCAGTAAAGTATCTGGCATGGAGCTACGTATCAAACTAAGGCAGCAAGATAACTTTGCCCAAGAGTTTTTAGTTCAAGGCTCTGCAATCACGCAGCTTAACGCATTGTTTCAATGCGCAGAGCATCTGCGATTGGAAATGTGGCCTCACCTTGTCGCGCTGCTTCCTGAACTCAACAGAGACTATAAGCTGACATTTGAAACACTGGCTATGGCTTCTTTGCTACTTAAGAAAAAGCGTGAAGAATGTAGGCTAAAGGCTGAGGTAATTATGTTGGGCCGCATAACCTAACAGACTTTTAAACTAACTAGTTTGAGGCGAGACTCTCAATGTCGGGGATTTCGCCTGTTTCTAAAAATGCTTCAAATTGCGGTTCATCTAGTATAACGACTCCCTGCATCCTTGCCGCTGTGACCTTTGTTGGCCCGGCATTGTAACCACAACAAAGAATCTGTAGGTTTCTGGTAACAGAACTTCTCACCATTAATCCATTAGCTAAAGCGCGCTCTGTTAGTCTTTCTTTGTCAATCTTCTTGAACCCGGTAAAACAAATGTCAAAAGTTTCTTTTTGGTGGGGTGATGATGGAGTGATTATATGCGTGTAATCGGATTGAGAATAGTTACCTAATATAGCTAAAGCGGCGGCGGCTGTATTGAACTGCTTGAGGATTCTATCTTTTCTGTATGTTCTTAGTTGATGTGCTTTCGTGCAAATACCTTGGATGTAATTTTCACTATAACTGACATTAATCGCGGTATGAACGTTAATCTGTCCTTTGGCATTTATATAAATAAAATGTAGTTCTTCCAT